CTTCCGCATTCACTGCTGAAGAGAATGATCCTTTTTTCAAAGCGGCTTCACGTATTCTAGCAAGTTCTGCAACGTGACCTTCATAGGTTACTTCGTGTTTACGTAATCTTTCTTCTTTTAACTCACCAATATATTTAACAACAAGTGGAGAGTATTTTGGATTAGTTAGTTCTGATCCTTCACGCATTGCTCTATCCTTACTGTAACCAGCAGCGATAGCAGCTTCACGTTTAGTCATTGGTCCTTCTGGTCCACCGAATACTAAATACTCAGCGAAGCGTTGTTGCATTTCTGTTAATCTTTTTGGTACACCCATAATACGTAGCCATGAATGAATTTAGCTCAGACTGGCTACAGTTGACAATTTAAGGGAACTATCCTATAAAGTCAACATGAAAGTATACGGAAGAGGATCACTAGATTTAACTAAACGATTAGAAGATTTAAAATCTGAGGTAGAGACTTATAAACATTTGGTTAAAGATGTAGATAAATTGAAGTGGAGAATACAAGAGTTAGAGACTGAGTTAGCTGAGAAAGATATTTTGATAGAGGGTTTTAAAAAAATAATACAGGATAAATAATGTTCGTAAAACACTTACAAGAATATTTAGATAAGTTTACAGATGGCAAAAAAGGAAACGCCGTTTCGAATGCTACCATCTACATGGAAGTAAATGGTCATTTAGAAAAAATTGCAAGAATTGAAGTTCAAGAGTCAAATATTATTGGACAAAATTCTGTTCGTGTTGTATTGAAACCAGAACAAGAAAGATTAATTGTTTCTCCTACTTTCAGAAAATAGGGAGCAATACTTCCCTTGAAACCTGAGAGAAAATTTTATGAAAAAATTAGAAAATCTATTCCACAAATTTCGTGGATTAGACTGGAAAATAATAGCTTACTTGGCACTCCTGATCTATTGGCCTATAATAATTCTGGCCACTTTTTCACAGTAGAGTTGAAGGTATGTAAAGGGAATAAAATAAGATTTTCACCACACCAAATTAGCTTCCACACACGTCATCCTGAGAACACATTTATCTTGGTCCAGGCCCTTGATCCAAGGTCTTTGAAACATGTTGAGTGTTACTTGTACCGTGGTTCAAGAATCATGGAGCTTGCGGCTTGTGGCTTGAAGCTTGAAGCTTGCTGCCTAGGGCTTGAGGCTTGTGGCCTGATGCTTGATGAGTTGGGAAAAAAACCATAACCCTGGCAGCTCCAGGTCACATCGCCCGCTGGACATTTTTACGATGCAATTACCGCCAGGGTCTCG